CCGTATTCCTCCTCAACGAACTTTGCATAAGAATTATTATTGAAAAGTTTGGTGAACTCCTCTTTTACTGCATTTATCAAATCGTCTCCATAGGTCTTCGCCTTATTATTCGCGCGAAAGTGCCCTACTGCACGACTAACGATTTTCTTCCATGCGTAACGTAACATCAACACATTTCTGATACAATTATCCTCAGCTGTAGCAAACTTACCTGACAATTGAACACCTGGCGCCCGAAAAAGGTCTTTGTTCATCTCTATAAAAGCGAACAAATTATCGGACAAAATACCTTGTGCCAAATTAAGTGCATAACTATTATAACCCATACGTTCAAGAACACGGTAGATAACTGTGTTAGCAGCCAATCCAATATCAAATGGCATCCATGTGTCAAAGGAGCCATAATCTCCCTCCATTAATTTCTGTGAAAATTCGAGTAGCTCAGTTCTGAAAGCATCAGCATCTTTGTGCATATTTATTCCGACTGAACTCATAAACAATTCGCCAAATTCAACCATATGTGAATAAAAAGGTGATAATAACATTCGTGAAAGTATTAAGTTGTCTAACGGGCTCGCATAGAAAACTCTAGTCTTACCAGTTTCTACTTTTTCCTTGCTTCGAGGCTCATCCTTTAATTGCGCTGTATAAACGACATTATTTATATACCCATCACGATAGTTGTCAAGCTGATTCACTAAGCGAGCTTTAACAACATCAATTGGTTCCCGAATAATACGGGAGGGATCATCATCAACAACTGGTATATACGAGCTCTTTTTGCCAGGGTAACCAAAACCACCACTTGTATTAGCAGTTATACGACGAATAAACTGATCTTTTTCGCATCCATTAATTGCATCCTCTAAAGTCAGAGGTTGCAAATCTGGCACTCCTACATCACGCAACCCTTTCACTATCTCATCGACATATTCAGAAATACACTCTTCAAGAATGTCCATGTCTAACGCCTTACGCTCTTTATTCAGTTTATTGAGCTGTATATTATAAGGCGAGATGTATTCCTTCTGAGGGTTTACAAAAGGTTGCATAACAGGGGGAAGAAACGTGACGGTAGGTGAAAAATTTAGTTCATCAAAGAAAAAACCCCTTAAGTCACCATCTTTCATCAAAAAAGATTCTTTCAAGCGTGTCTTCTTATTAACCATTGTAGGACCAGTTAACTTTCCGTAATACTCTAGGCCATGAAAGTTTTCATGCAAGAACGGGGACTTGGGAATTGGGTGCTCCACAGTAAAAGGCAGCGAACGTGACTCTGAATGCACAGGCATTATCACACTACTTTTACACATTGCATCAATCGCTTTGAGAACGGCAGCTCCGTCTACTGGAACCGCAAACGCTCGTGTCGTCATAGTGCCACCCGCAACGTGTATTCCCGCTAAGACGTTTCCTTTATCCTTATTAGTATAGAGCGGTACACCGCATCGTCCATATCTATGGTCCTTCCACTCATATTCAAAATAAGGCGACACTGTAATCGTCCCATAGACTGGGTCCTCCATCGTCAGAGAACTTTTATGAAAATAAACCTTTTTCTTATCTCCAAACAAAGAACCATCTGCCCACTCTGGGTGAATCAAATCCATAGAGAGATGCGGTGTGACATCAATGAAGTGAGTTTGCATCAAACGGATAACGCTCACATCGTTCCCAAGATCTTTGACGTGTTTTCTCAAAACGCGCGAATCTTTAAAAATCGTGTCTTTCTTCAAATCTCCAGTAACACTTATTCT